CCATCATGGGACATAACAACAACTGAAGTCTTAGAGGCTTTGGGTGCTGATGTAGTCTTTGAAGGCGCACAAGCTACTGGCGGTACTGTTTACCAATACTCTCAAGCCTCTGGTGTAGAACAGATTGATGGCAAGTGGTACACAAAGTATGTGCTTGGCCCTGTGTTTACCGATACAGCTGCCACTGAGACAGAGCCAGCCAAGACTGCTGCCGAGAATGAGGCTGCATATAAAGCCACTAAAGATGCAGAACAGGCCAAATCTGTGCGCACCACACGCGACACCAAGCTGGCCGAATGCGACTGGCGCGTCATCAAGGCTGCTGAGACTGCAACAACATTGGATGCAGCCTGGGCAACTTATCGCCAGGCGCTGCGTGATGTAACTGGCCAGTCTGGATTCCCTTGGACCATCACATGGCCTGATGCGCCTTAATGAATCATGGATGCCGATGTTGACAAAAGGCTTGCCGTGCATGAAGCAATCTGTTTAGAGAGATACAACAACATAGACAAGTCATTGCGCGATGGGGACAAGCGCATGACGAAGATTGAATATCTTCTCTATGCGGTAATCATTGCCGTTTTGTTTGGACCAGGGGTAGCTGCCGAATTCTTCAAGAAGATTTTCGGGCTATGAAAGACTGGGCCGTGGCAATCATTGCTGCGGTCTGCATAACTGTCTTTGTCATTTGGGGCAGTTTTGTCATCATTTTGATGTGGCCGTGATCTATGCTCTAGTCTTATTAGCAGCTGCCGAATATCGATGCATCAGGTGGACATGGACCGGTGATGTTTACAATCGAAGGGTTGTTTGCCTTGAATGGAAAAAGGTAGAAAAGAAATGATTCCCATCGATCCAATGACCGCTTTAGCGGGTATCCAGTCAGCCATCTCCATGGTCAAAAAGGCAGCAGGTGTTGCCCAAGACCTTGGCTCACTCGCGCCAATGATTGGCAAACTTTTCGATGCCAAGTCAACTGCTACCAAAGCAATGCTTCAAGCCAAGCAGTCTGGCAAAGGCTCCAACATGGGAACGGCCTTGCAGATTGAGATGGCACTGGAGCAGGCCAGAGCCTTTGAGGAAGAGCTGAAAATGCTCTTTATGCAGACCGGCAAGATCGATGTCTGGAACAAGATCAAGGCGCGCCAGGCTGAAATGGACCTTGCTGATGCCAAAGAATTGAGCGCTTTAAAAAAGGCAGAAAAAGAAGCCAAAGCCAAAGAAGATGAAATGAATGAAATTGCCATGATCATTGGCGGTGTGGCTTTTGTTCTGTTTTTGGTGTTCATTGGAGTCAATGAGCTGATGGAATTCTGTGCCACAACAAGAAGGTGCGGTCGGTGAATGAGTACCAGAAGACCTTTGACCTATGCCTCAAGATATTCGTTTACGGGTGTGTGGCTTTATATGCCCTTGGCTTTCTCAAATTTTTGCCGGATGACTTGTCGGACCGGATCGTTAATTTACTGCTGGGTAGAATAGGATTAGGCAAATGAGATATCTATTGCTTCTTTTACTGCTGACTGGCTGCGAAGATCGCTACAGGTACAAGTGCCAGAATCCTGACCATTTCCATGCGCCAGAGTGCCAGAAGCCAAAGTGTCTATTCACTCAGCAATGTCCAGAGTATCTGGTCGCACCCATACTGGAGAAAAAAGTTGATGAAGTTAAACCTAACAACTGAAGAGATCGAGGTCAGGGTCTGGGGCTTTGTGGTCATTGCGGTGACTTGCATTCTCTGCTTCATTGTGGTGGCGCTTTTGTACTCAGTGACCTTTGTCACCCAGCCCATCAAATCAATGGCCCCCATTGACCAGGCCTACGTTAAGATGATGAACGACATTGTTCTGTTAATCGTTGGTGGAATCGGTGGAGTTATTGGCAAGCGGGCAATGACTTCTAGGCAGCAGCCGCCCATGGGCCAGCAGCCGATATGCCAGCCCATGCAAGGCGGCTATGGCCAATATGGCTACAGCAACAATCACGGCTTTAACGCCACCACCAATGGCATCCCAAACCAGCCATTTGGCGCCATGCCAAAGTGGACCAACCCAGAGCTTGATGAGTCATGGACTCCTGGTCCACCACCCACAACGCCACCGGACCATCTTGAGGATGACCATGAGCGCGAGCAATTGGCAGCGGCCAGACAGGAGTCAGAATAATGTTTGGCATTCCATTACCCTATATCGCCCTGGCAATCGGCATTGCCTTGTTTGGCTCTTATCGAGGTGGCTATCACTTTGGCTGGGAAGACAGGGACAATGACATGAAGATTGCCATTGCCAAAAAGAATGATGAGGCCAGAGCCAAAGAGGCAGAGCTAGGCACTAAGTTGATTGACCAGGAAACGAAACTCAGAAAGGCCCAAGATGATGTCAAGAAAAAACAGTCTGCTATGCATGAGCTTGCTCGCACTGGCCGGCTGCGCCTCCCAGCCCCAAGTTGTCCACAAGCCAATGCAAGTGCCACCATTGCCATTGGAAATCCACAACCCAGCCAGCCCGATGAAAGCGAACTTGAGCGACAGACTATTGCAACTCTTATCGACATCGCAGCCGAAGGAGACAAAGCCATCACCAAGCTCAACGCCTGCGTCAGCGCCTATGAAGAAGTAAGGAGAATTGTCAATGGTCAATAGTGAGCAATTAGCACGGCTGCACATTGGCCCAGAGTGGGTCGATGCGCTTAATGAGACTTTTCAGCGCTTTGACATTTCAACGCCCCTGCGCCAGGCTGCCTTTATTGGCCAGTGTGGCCATGAGTGTGGCAACTTTAAAATGCTTCAAGAGGGTCTGTCATATTCTGCTGCCGGACTGATGAAGACATGGCCCAAGCGCTTTGATGCTGAAAAGGCCCAAGCCTGTCAGCGAAATCCAAAGCTCATTGCCAATACTGTTTACGCAAATCGGATGGGCAACCGAGATGAAGCCTCTGGGGATGGGTATCGTTTTCGCGGCAGGGGTTGCATCCAATTGACAGGCTCTAGCTCGTATTTTCACGCTGGCAAGGCCTTGGGTGTTGACTTCTGGGCAAACCCCGATCTTGTGGCTACACCTCAGTATGCTGCCCTGACTGCGGGTTGGTTTTGGGACACCCACAAGCTCAACCAGTATGCGGACTCCCAAGACTATAAAACCTTAACCAAGAAGATCAATGGCGGCTTTATTGGTCTGGATGATCGGATCAAACACATCAACCATGCGCTGTCTGTCCTGACATAATTAGCCCATGGCCAGCCAAACACAACAACTTGAGAATCCAGCTCCACCAGGACTCGGTTATCCGACCGAGACCTATGAGCGCAGGCATTTCAACGAAAACAATGGCGCATTGACTGTTTACTTCAAGAAACTGTCATTTGTGCTGGGGTCTTTGTTTGGACCAAGAGGCGGTCGGTTTATGAACGCGCCTTATGGGGCTTTTCAAGATTCGACAGACCAGACTGCGGCCAGCACCACAGCGGCCTATGCAGTCACATTTAACACCACAGACTTTTCCAATGGCGTGACAATAGCCAGTAACTCTCGGATCACTGTGGCCGATGCCGGAATCTGGAACTTGCAGTTTTCCATTCAGTTTAAGAACACCAGCAATGATGGTCAGGATGTTGACATCTGGTTTCGCAAGAATGGGACAAACATTGATAATTCAAATAGCAGATTTCACTTGTCACAAAGAAAATCGGCAGGCGACCCAAGCCATTTGATTGCAGCCATGAACTTCTTTGTAAGTATGGACAGCGCAGACTATATTGAGATAATGTGGCGTACCACAAGCACTGCTGTAAGTTTGGAACATTTCAGCACTAGCACCAGCCCAACACGACCAGCAGTGCCATCGGCCATCGTCACGATGAGCTTTGTGTCTAACATTACATAATTGTCATCATGTACATACCTCTCAAATTACCTCCAGGTGTTTTCCGAAATGGTACTGAATACCAGGCAGCGGGCCGCTGGTATGACGCAAACCTAGTTCGCTGGTATGAAGGGACACTGCGCCCCATCAATGGATGGCGCACCAGGTCAAGCTCACAGATGACAGGCTCATGCCGAGGCATCATTACTTGGCGCGATAACAGTGGCAACCGATACATTGGCGCTGGAACACATTCCAAGCTCTATGCCATGAATGAGGCTGGGACACTCAAAGACATCACGCCCACAGGCTTCACAAGCGGCTATGCAAGCTCCACAGTGCTGACGGGCTATGGTTACAGCACCTATGGCACATTTGCCTATGGCGTGGCACGGCCTGACACTGGAACACCCATTGCAGCCACCACATGGTCACTTGATACATGGGGCGAGTATTTGATTGCTTGCTCTAGCACCGATGGCAAGATTTACGAGTGGCAATTAGGTTTTGCCACGCCAACCCTTGCCGCGGCAATCACCAACGCACCAGTCAACAATAAGGCGGTTTTAGTCACCCAAGAGCGCATTATCTTTGCCCTTGGCGCTGGTGGAAACCCACGCAAGGTGCAGTGGTGCGACCAAGAAAACAATACCCTTTGGACACCAGCAGGCGACAACCTTGCAGGCGACTATGACTTGGCCAGCCCTGGAACATTGATCGCTGGAAAGCGGGTGAAGGGTGTCAATCTGCTGTTTACCGATGTGGATGTCCACACGGCCCAGTATGTTGGCGCTCCATTTGTTTATGGCTTTGAGAAGGCGGCAAGTGGGTGCGGCCTCATTTCGGCCCAGGCTGTGGCGGCCATTGACACTGCTGCCATTTGGATGAGCAATTCTGGCTTTTGGATTTATGACGGCTATGTCAAGCCACTGCCAAGTGATGTGTCAGATTACATTTTTGCCAATATCAACTTTGCCCAGGCATCTAAGATTTATGCGGTCCATGTCAGCAAGTTTGGTGAAATCTGGTGGTATTACCCAAGTGCAGCCAGCAATGAGAATGACAGCTATGTCACTTTCAACTACCGCGAAAATCACTGGAACATTGGCACATTGGCTCGCACTGCTGGGGTTGATGCTGGCGTGTTTACCTATCCTTTGATGGTGTCTACCACTGGCTACATCTACGAGCATGAGGTCGGTTTTAACTATGACAGCGCCAGCCTTTACGCTGAGTCTGGACCAGTCCAATTGGGCAATGGCGACAACATCATGTCTGTGCGCCAAGTTGTCCCAGATGAGCAGACGCTGGGTGAGGCCGTGGTTTCATTCAAAACCCGCAATTACCCAACAGGCACACAATCCACATTTGGACCATACACGGCAGCCAACCCGACTTCTGTCCGGTTTTCTGGCCGGCAAGTCAACATGAGGGTGACTGGCAACACTTTGGCTGACTGGCGCATTGGCGTAATGCGGCTTGAGGCTGTGGCCAGCGGGAAGCGATGAGTGACCAAGAGCATTTGGAAAGACTGCGCCACCATGTAGAGGCGGCATTAGAATACAGTGGAGGCACACACAATTTTGACGATGTCGCTGAGATGGTCGAGGATCACAGATTACAGCTGTGGCCGGCCAAGGATTCGGTGGTGTTGACAGAGATCATTGTCTATCCGCGGCTGAAGAATTTGCATTACTTCTTGGCTGGTGGCGACCTAGATGAACTCTCAAGGATGAGACCATTGATCGAATCCTGGGGCAAATCAGTTGGTTGCACCAGGGTGACTTTGGCAGGCCGAAGAGGCTGGGCAAAGACATTTTTGAAAGACGAAGGTTACAGCCCACAATGGTCTGTAATGGCAAAGGAACTTTAGGGGAATAAATATGGCATCAGAAGCACTCAATTGGGCATTGGCCAACGGCATGACGCAGGCCGAATTTGATCGAAACATTTTCAATGCTGTGCTTGATGCGCAGAAAAATAATACCAGCAATGCGCTTTTACGCATTGAGATGGACCGACTTGGCATCAGCCCAGAAGATGTGGCCCGTGCCACTGGTGTGACGACCCAGAGTGTTGCGTCTCAATACACGGCAGCAGTGCCAAAGACTGAGGCTGAATTGATTGCCAATGCCGCGGCTGATGCAGAGCTTGCAGCGCGTACAGCCAGAGATAGAACGGCCAGTCAGGCACTGATTGATGCCAGAAATTTAGAGGCTAGAACTTCTGCTGGAACTTTGACTGCGGCCCAGAAGGCTACGGCTGATGCGGCCCAGTTGGCTTTGATAACCAGACAAAACGAAGCGGCTTTGGCTTTGCAGCAACGCAATGCAGCGGCTGCGGCTGCGGCTGCTGAAGCAGCCCGTTTGGCTGGATTAAGAACTAACACTGGCGTGACTGGTGGAGTGACTGGTGGAGTGACTGGTGGAGTGACTGGTGGTGTGACTGGTGGCGCTGGTGGCGTGACTGGTGGCACTGGCTTGCTTGGCCCAACTGGTTCAACCAGTGTGACTGGCACAACGCCATTCGCAAATGCCACACAAGGCTTTGAGCAAAACTTCAGAAATTACACATCAATTCCAATTGGCGCTCAGTACAACCCCAATGTGGTCGGTGGCACTGGCTCACCTTATGCCCAAGTCATGGGCCAGATGCGACCAGTTGGAAATCCATACGCCAATGTTATGGCAGGCCAAGCAATGGGTGGCTATAACCCTGCTTTGTATGACCAGATTGCTGCGGCTAATGTGGCCAGAGCCGCTGCGGCAAACGCTGGAACGACATTGGCTGACTACTATGATGTTGGCGGTGATGGCGGTGATGGCGGTGGCGGTGGCGGTGGAGGAACTGGCGCTGGCGCTGGAACTGGTAACGCAATGGCCAAAGGCGGCTATGTCCATGGCGGTTTGATGTTTGGCGCAAACCCACCTGGTCCAGATGATGGCGCTGTCAATCTTGATATTGGTGAATATGTGATCAAGAAGTCTTCAGTCAACAAGTATGGCCGCGGTCTTCTGGACATGATCAACGAAGGCAAAGTGCCTGCCAAGAAAATGAAATCTTTACTCGGATAAGGTGGCAATATGTCAAAAGGTGGAACAACAACGTCAACAAGCTCCATTGATCCACAGATCAAAGAAGCATTCTTGGCCAATTTCCAGCAGGCCCAAGGGGTCGCTGGTGCATTGCCAGTCCAGCAATTTGCTGGCTATAACCCAATGTATCAGGCAGGCGAGGAAGCTCTGGTCAATGCTGGTCTTGCTGGCCCAGGCATCACTGGCACAGACTTGGCCGCACAGATGGCGGCTTATGGCGGTGTCTATCAGCCTGCACAGATTTCAGCGCAGCAGACTAATTTGAGCATGGGACAAGGCCCAGGCTCAATTGGCAGCTACATGAATCCATATACAGCTCAAGTGCGTGAAAACGCATTGGCTGATCTGGAATCTGCAAGACGCGCTGCCATTCAGCAAACTGGTGAACGTGCCACACAAGCCCGTGCATTTGGTGGATCACGCCAAGGCGTGGCAGAGGCTTTGACTAACCAAGGGTTTGCCAGACAGGCCGCCACATTAGGCACAACTTTGAATGAGCAGGCATTTAACCAGGCTATGGCCGCACAGCAGGCAGACATTGCGCGCAGATCAGCAGCCGACATTGCCAATCAGCAAGCAGGCTTGCAAGGTGCGCAATTAAGGCTAGGCGGTGCAAGCCAGCTAGGTAATTTGGCTGCCCAGCAACAAGCATTGCGTCTTGGTGGCGCTCAAGCGGTCATGGCCGCTGGCGGTGCGCGTCAGGCTTTGGACCAGCAACAAATGGATGCAATCCGAAATATTGGTTTGCAGCGTCTGGGTGTGGTCCAGTCTTCACTCGGTGCGCAGCCTGCCAATCTTGGCATGGTGGCAACAACTCCATACAGCCAGAATGTCGGTGCTGGCCTATTAGGCGGTGCATTGGCTGGCTCTCAATTGGCTGGCACTCTTGGTCTGACAGCAGGCACTGGCGCTGGCCTTGGTGCATTGGCCGCGCTGATCTAACATGAGACAAAACCCAACTCCAGAGCCGCAACGCTACGCTGATGCGCAGCTGATGGCTTTGCTTGATCCCTCAAGCAAGCGTGACACCATCCTGATCACGCCTGGATCACCGATGCCCTCACGCATCCCTGATGGGTTGACAGTGGCTGAAACCAGCCGAGGCATTGTGATCACCAGCGACCCTGCAAAGGTCAAGATCATTGACCAAGGGTCTGAGAAGGATGTGGGCATGGCGCTGTTTGGCTATGCATACGATCAGGCCAAAGGCTTTGACAATGTGGCGGTGGCCATGGATAGAAGCGGCATTCCGGTGGCAGAACTGGCCATCAAGCCTGGTCAAGAAAGACGGGCCATGAGGGCTGCATCTTTGCTTGCACCAGATACGGGATCAACTAACATGATGAGCAGAGGCGATGTGGTCAATACACGCCTCAAAGGTTTACTGGATTAAGGTGGAAATATGGCTATTCAATTTGATTTTGCAAATCTAGGCAGTATGTTTGGCGGTGGCGGTGTGCCAACGGGTCTTGATGCATTGCTGACAGAAGATCAGCGCAAACTGCTTGGCCGTAATGCTGCGCTGTCAGCAGCCGGTGCATTGCTCCAAGCCAGTGGCCGCAGTGCAGTCCCCATCAGCATGGGCCAAGCACTTGGATCAGCTTTGCAGGCTGGCCAGCAAGGTTATCAGCAGGCTAGAGCTGGCTCTTTCCAAGATTTGCTTTTGGGTGGAAAGCTGAAAGAGATGCAAACAGCTCAAGAATTGCAAACCCAATTGGGCAATATTTTTACCAAACCAACAACTCCATTGAGTCCAGAGCAGCAGGCTTTGGCCATGCCTGGAATGCAAGTCGGACCAACCATGGCCCGTGCTGAACTGGCTGCAAACATTCAGCCACCAAGCGATGCTGAGATTAAAGCGGCTCAGTATCAACGGGCCGCAGACCTTTTGGCATCAAGAGGCAGAGGCGAAGAGGCCAAACGCTATCAAGACATGGCCAGAGACTTAAACCCACGGGCTAAAGTTGTTGGCCAGCCATTTGAAGTGACTGATCCTACTGGCAAGCCAATCATGGTCCAGCAGTTTGAGTCTGGCGACATCAAGACCATGCAAGGGTTTGGACCAAAGCGTGATGTCGTCTTGCAAAACCTTGGTGGCACAACTGTGGCTGTTAACAAGTCATCATTGAAAGGTGGCGAAACATTTGCCCAGACAATGACTCCAAGCGAGATTGCCAACTTGAAAGTGGCTCAAGGCAATTTGGCCGTGGCCCAAGGCGGTCTTGGCTTGCGTCAGCAAGAATTTTTGCGTGGTGCGACAGAGATCAGAGAAACCCCAGAAGGTTTTGCCTATGTGCCAAAAGCACCAGGCGGTCAAGCTATGCCAGTCATGGGCGCTGGTGGCCAACAACTCAAAGGCGTCTCTGGCGGTAAGCCGACAGAGGGTGAAACAAATGCTGCTGGCTTTGCCCAGCGTATGGAATTGGCTCAAAGCATCATTGGCGGTTTGCCTGCTGGCTCACAACCAGGAGCAGGGTCTCGCACTCTTGAGGCCATCCCACTTGTGGGTGGTGTATTGGCTCGAAGTGGCCAAAGTGTGCAGACGCAACAATTTGACCAAGCGGCACAAGACTGGATTCGCGCCAAGCTGCGCAAAGAATCTGGCGCTGCCATTGGCGTGGATGAGGCGCGACAAGAATATGCGACCTATTTCCCAATGGTGGGCGATACACCAGAAAAGATTGCGCAAAAAGCAGAAGCTAGGCGCGTGGTTACAGAAGGAATGAAAAAGGCCGCTGGCAAGGCTTATGAGCCTTACACCCCATTAGCGCCTGCACCGACTGCTGTCCCTGCTGCACAGCCAATGATGTCTGGTGTCCCAACATGGGACCCAGTCAAAAAACAATATGTTTA